GCAATAACTGTTGGCATTACACGACGGATAACTGGAAGAATAACACGGTTAAGTGTTGCAATGTTACCGGCGGATGTTGCACCAGCGGTAGCACTTTCTGCTAGGTATCTACGTGTGTTTTCTAAACAAACGTTCATGCTTGACTTGCGGGTACCGGATAGGCCTTCAAGCAGAGCGTCTTTGGTCTCTGACCATCTTTCATTTAATAATTGTGACATTTATAGTCTCCTTGAATTATAATTATTTTAGACCCGCAAGTTTGCGGATATCTAAAATGTTATCTAAGCCTACCTGTGGCTTGCTCTCTTTATCGCCAGTAACTTCTGTGCTTTCTGTTAAAGCAACTTTTGTTACTTTTCTCTTCTCGCCTTCAACAACTGCTGGTAGGTATTTGTCATATGCATCACGTAGTCTAGAAGTTTTTACACTTTCTAACAACGATTGCATGACTTCTCTCTTGTCAGCACTTAAAGGTGCTAACATTTCGCTCATCACCGTCTTACGCTCCATCAAATCTTTGGCTACACGAATTTCGCGGTCCTTAGATTCAACAATAGTGTCTTTTTGTGACATAGCATTTTTTGCTTCAGCTAACTCTTGTTCTTTCTTCTCGATAACCTTTAACAATTTACTTGTTTCAGATTTTTCGTTTAGATACGAACCAGAATATTCTTGTGCAAATGCTTCAAATACGCGGCGTCCAAAACTGTTCTCGCGGGCACTATCAATATCTTCTTTCAATTGCTTGATTTCAGAATTTAATTTGCTAGTAACTGCTTCTTGAACAACTGCGGCGCTACGTTGTATGAATTTACTCTTGATTTCTTCAAACTTGCTTTTTGCTTCACGTACTAACTTAACTTTCGTTTCAGCTAGATCACGCTTGTCAACTGCAAATTCGTTGATTTCCTTGGCCAGTGCGTGTACTACGAACTGTTCAAGTTTGTGGAAGTTTTCCGTAACTTTCTGACGATCATTTTGGAACTCTACCAATTCTTTTCCTAACTGTCCTAGAATAAACGACTCTAATACTTTCGCATCAGATTTCATTTTGTGTTGATAAGCAACCTTAGCTTCTGCTAATGCTTTCTTATCTTCTACTAGTTCAGCCATTTCTGCGGCCAATCGCTCGCTTAACATCTTGTCGATTGCTTCAACCATAACACCTTTATCGTGTGTATACTTTTGAGCAAATTCTTCGCGAAGTTGAGCGGTGACTTGGTCGCGATTCTCTTCGATTTTTTTAGAGAAAGCGGCTTCGATGACAGATTGTGTTTCTTCTGTCATTACACCACTTTCAACTAATTGTTTGAATGCGTCCAACATCACTATCTCCTATCCGGTTATTTTAAACCGTTTATAATGTTAAGCATCGCCTCGCGGAGATGCTTCTGTGCTTTGGGATCTTGTTGTACTTCTTGCGCCACCCTAAACGCTCTACTACCACCTCTTGCATTTAAGAGATGTTCGTAAACCGGTGTTGGATAAGCTCCAGGCGCCGAAGGTTGGGCAACTACGTCTACAGTAATAATCTCAAATTCTGCCACTTCGCCAGTTGCATCGTTAACGTTGCCGCTACCTCTGCTACTTACACCAAGTTTTACGCCGCTTTCAAGCATAGTACGAACTAGATTGCCCATTGGCGTTGGAAGGATCTTCATCTTTCCATAACCATTAGGACCTTCCATCCACATGTTTGTTATCATGTGGCTGACACGGTCTAAATTCACTTTTAGATCATCCGGATGATCTACCTCACCTAATACAGAATAACCATTTTGTATTTGATCGTTGAGAGTCTTAACAGCATTCTCGATTTCTCGTACTGGATAAACCCGCTGGTTTTGATTTCGAATGCCGCCTTGAATAGCAATGCCTTTTAAGTAAAGGTTTTTGCCATCCTTATCGTCAGACTCTAATACAACTCCTGCCTGATCAAAACTTAAATGTTCTCTTAGATAAGATAGTTTCATCTAGTTTCTCTGATTACTTTTTACCAAACTGTGGTAGGAATTGTTTCTTACCACCGGTATCACCAGTTTGACCGGCTTTGTCGCCGCTACCAGAACCTACTGGACCTGGAGCCTTGTTATTGCCTGGATATCCAGCACCTTGTTTAGATACTGTTTTAATACCAGACTTAACACCGTCAACATTGTGTGTACCACTACCTGTAAACTTGCCTTTAGTAGCACCAACTAGACCACGTGAGCCTTTGTCAGCATTAGGGCTTGTACCAGTATTGCTACTAGTGTCAGTACCTTTACCACTTAGTATGTTACCTGCGTTTGCGCCGGTACTTGGCTTACCACTTCCTGAACTAATTGGACTGCGGCCTTCAACAGGTGCGCCATCTTTATCACCAGAACCTGCACCAACGTACTGTCCTTGCGACTTCATAGAATTACCTTTGTCCCAGTCGTTACCAACACGCTCAACGTACTCACGCATAGGGGTTCCCATGTTTTCGTCGTCTTCTGGCTCTTCTTCTGGCTCTTCTTCGCCTTCTTCATCACCAAAACTTGGTTCTGCTGGCTCTTCTTCTGGCTCGTCACCACCGTCACCACCGTTAACGATAGCGTCAAATTCTGCTTTTAGTTGCTGTAGAACGTCAAGAATTTGTTCTTCGCCGGCGGAAACTCCACCTTCGGAACCTTCTTCACTTCCTGGACCATTTGGATCTGTGATAGCATCAACTGCACTGTCAGCTGGGTCGTTATCGCCACCAATTGACATAGAAGTTTCGTCACTTCCATCATCCATTCCGAATCCTTCTTCTACAGATTCTTCAGCTTCATCATCATCGGACTCATCAACTGATTCCTCAGCTTCATCATCATCAGACTCATCAACTGACTCTTCTTCTGCCTCTTCGGCAATCATATTTTCATAGATTTCTCTAGACTTTTCTACAACGATTTCATGGAATAATTCATTTGCCTTATCCATCTCTTCGTTGACAAGATAATCTAGAAGTTGTTCAAACTTTTTAGACATTGCGGGTTTCTCCTTAATTAGATGCGGCAAGGCTGTCAATGTATATTTACAGCCAAGTTGATTTACTTATGTGAAATAGGCCAAAAACGGTCGTTTCTGACTAAAAGTGCTGAAGATTTTATATCTTCTTATAAAGTTTCTGTCTAAAATATTTAGTTTTGAGACAAAAGAATTAAAGCTACTGTTTATACAGGAGCAGTTTCTTCTTGGGGCGGAGGAGCATACATAACTCGAACTAGCTCTAAGTCGGCTTTTTGTTCTTGTTCTCTAGCATCACCTGCTTTTCTAAGATTGTTTAACATGCCCAATGTTAAACGCATTTTTCTATTATCTTTGTTAAAAATTACGCTAGTGTCGTGCGCGGAATCATAGCGATCGTCGTTAGACATGCCCGCTTTATCTCTGTCAAAGTAAATGAATTCTTGTAATAGCATGTGAATATTTATCAGATTATCATGCTGACGGAGGGGGTGCTGTTCCTGCGGCAGGACTACCACCCGCAGGTAATCCTGTTATATCGTCCATCCCGTCACTATCCATACCTTCTGGAGGTTCAGTGGCTCCAGACAATCCGTCAATATCCGATTGTATACCGCTAGCAGTAATACCCGCTCCACGCAATTCGGCTTGAGCACTTAAATTAGTACCTTGATCGATATTTTCTTCGCGCCACATGCGTTCGTTTTCTGCAATTTCTTCTTGGCTTAAACCTAAGAAGCGTTTCATAGCAAAGCGTTTGCTCATAAACGGCACTTCGACCATTGTACCCCATGTACTTACACGGGCAGTATCCATTTCTGCTTGACGATAACTTGCAAAGTTTTGTGGTGGATTGAATTTAAGATCAAATAAATTATAATCTACATTAATGCCCTTGTTGGTTAGATACAGTTTAAATTCTGTATCAAAGGGTTCATGCATTAAACTTTGTAATCGCTCACAGTATTTGTTAAATCTTAATTCTTGTATGTAAGCAGTACCGACTCGACCATCATTGAAACTGCTTCCTCCGTCATCTGCTCCAGTAGGTAAGTAGCTACTAGGAATACGTAGAGCACGGAACAACTTGTTAGTAAAATAACGTAGATCATCAATTTCTCCTAAGTTAGTGCCGCCTGGAAGAATTTCAACTTTACTACCACGACCTTCTGCGGTTTGTGGAAAGAAATAATCTTCATTAATGCTTAACGGATTATAGGCCGCGTCAATAACGTTTTGACCGCCGCCCATACTACTGGGAATACGGCGTTGATTTACTTCATTTTTAACACGCTCAACAAAGCCCATGGCCAAATGGCTGGGCATGTTACCTACATCGATATAAAATACTCTGCGTTCAGGAGCACGTTGTACACGATAGATAATGATAGCATCTTCTAGCAATTCTTTTTGCTTGTATACTTTAAAAATAGTTTCCATTAGGCTGTTGCCAAATGGGAAGTTGTTATCTAGGCCTTCACTTAGGCTAATATGGATAACATGTTTTGCTTCAATAGTCCATTGATTAAGGTTCTGCTGGAATCTGCTAGATTGATTTCCACCACCGATTGCACCAACCATGCCTTTTTGCTGTGCGCCGCCGGTCATGTAAGAAGTGCCGCCCGGTGTTACGTTTTGATTTGACGGGTTAATTTGTGTAACTGTTAAGTTTTGAAAGTTAATGTTTAAGTCACGGATAACATACTGCTCAGGTTTTTTACCTTCGCTTTCGTTAACAATAATCTTGTCTACTTTGCTAGGATCTACGTACATCCAAGTTTGTGTTTCTGGATCACGAACAAAGAATACATCACCGTATTTGAATATGTTGCGTACTACTTTAAAAATCTTAGTTTGGAATTTGTTAAGTTTTGTCCACTGCTGTAGATACTTTTTAATCAGTTTAATTTCTGTACTAGTTGCTTGATCTTTAAAAAACACTTGAAAAGGTGTTGCATTTTCATCATTCATCTGTGTGCAGAATTCTGCAAGAATATCAAAAGCCGCATTAACTTCACTATCACTGTCCATGGAATCATATTGACCATAGCGTTCTAATCTGTTAGGATGTCCAGAATATACATCAGGTAAGTAACTGCTATAGTTGGTCCTGGACATACTGGCCCGAGAAGAGTCACCACTAGAAATTGGGCTTAATTGCCCGGTGGTATTAACTGGTGTAAAGTATCTTTTCCAACTCATAAATTATTCCGTTTTAAGCAAATGCATTACCGTTTA